CCAACAATATTCACTACTTTCTCGTAGTCATTACACAGGTCTATATATATATCTAATACCTCGTTAACCTTATCTGTATCATAGGCATTATTAATATTATTATCATCCTTCAGGTACTTTGGATTTACTTTGAATACATGCTCATAAATATATTTACAGCAGTTATACCATCTATTCTGTGATACTTTGCATAAATCCTCTACATGTCTCTCTTCCATCCAGAGATTTATATACATGTCAATATCACTTTTAAAAACATCAACGGTATTATTATTTATTTCCTGCATTTCAACTGCTGACATGTTATATATCTCCTCTCTCCAGTACTGGAATACTTAAAATAAAAAATGCAACTGATACAATCAGATCATGACGATCTCGACTGTACCGGCTGCATGAAGTCCGTTTCCGTTCTCCGGGTCCTGTGCGCTCTCTGTTGCCCGGATGCTTTTTAATTTACGATAACAATATCATTTGTGTATAGCCTTTGTCAAGTATAAATTTAAACTACTGGGTATATCGCATATATAGATTATATCCGCGCGTGTTAAAGTATATAGTTTATGATTTTTGTACTGTTGATATATACTATATAATATTTACTCCTTGATAAAAAATACAATGTATTGGAGAGAATATACTAATCTAATCTAATCTTATCTACGTTTCCATTTCGTATCCATTCTGTATACAAAATTTATCGCTTTAAAGCATAAACGTTAAAATAAATCAAAAAAGAGAGATAGAAAATATCTCCCTTTATCACCAGATTATTAACTTTTATTTTGTCTGTCTGGCGCTAAATCTGTGATGTCGTCTCCTATCGGGGCAACCGTCCAACCCTTGTATGTGTACCCTGGTCGCTGATCCGGCGGAAGTTGCCCCATGACGCACCTTTTTACTCTGCTTAATCCTGACGTTATGTTGCGAAATTGCGCGCTATCCGGGGCGCAATCAAATAATTCCTCGCAGTTTTCCCTCAGCCAAAAATTTAATGATCTAAAACAATAGTGTTTTCCGTCCGGGGATATAAGGTGCCAGCTTTTAGCATTTACATTTGTTTCGTATCGGCCGCTCTTAGGGCTTTTTTTTGCTGCCGGCGTGCCTTTTTGTAGGTTGTTAGTCTGCCCTTTCCCCCTTAACTTTTCTTTTGACGCCTCGCTCCACTTGTTCCGCTTGCCTTTGTGCGTCCGGCTTGCCCTTATTGATCTACAATCCGAAGAGCACGTAACCTTTTTGTCGCTTGGGGAGCACTTAAATTCTTTGCCGCATATCACGCATTTTTTAATCATAAAAATCTCCTTTGCAAGCAAATACAGGCAGACCTAACGCCTGCCTGTTAATAATTGCATTATGTTTTAATACTGCGGGTTTTCTTTTGCTAACTCCCAAACCTCGCCGAACTTCTCTTCGTGCCGCTTCGCGTACTCATCAAAAAACTCCTGCTCCGAGCACGGCGCCAACTCTCGGTGAATCTCCTCGCGCAAATCGTCATCCATTAAGTTCTCAGCTACTGCATAATTGATTTCTTTTCCGTACTCGTTTACACATGTATTTTTCATAATTCATTCTCCTTTTTTTATCTTGTTTATTGGTTACTGGGCGGCTTTTGCGCCGCCCTTTGTTGCTTGTTGCTTAGTTGTCCTCGATGCCCTTTTGGGTGTCGTCTATGAGACGATCAACCATTTTTTCGGCTTTCTCATAATCCTTAGCCTTCAATACTTCCTTAAGGTCTTTCAGATCCTGTAAAAGTCTTCTTAAGTAACTTTTAAATACGCTCATATCTTCGTCCATGATTCCCCTTTCTGGCTTTCGCCTTATTGCCTTTCGACAATATTATAATATCATATGTTTATCACTTTTTCAAGTGATATTTTAAAAGTTTTTAAATTTTATTTTTCTGTTCCAGGTCTTCCGCTGTCTCCTCATATATAAATATGTCTTTTGGCTGCATATCAAGGATTAAGCACAGGCTATTTAATGATTTAGCACTTATATTTGTATCCTCGTTTTTTATCTTTTTAAGTGTTTCTTGGCTTAAAAGTCCGGTTGTTTTTGCTTTGTACATATTAAACCCAGCACGTTCTAACGCATCCCCCACATTAAATTTATATTTAAGCACCTTATATCATTCCTTTCTGATGTGTTTTATAAATTTACTATATAATATATAGTTTTCAAAGTCAACAAAATATTACCATAAAAAGTGATAAAACATGTTGACTGTCACTGTATAAAGTGATATTATAGTATCAACAAGGAAACAAACGAAAGCGAGGGAAGCAGCATGAAAAGAACAGGGTTATTTATTATTTGGATATCCGGAAGCAAAAACGGTAATGCAGTCCAGGAATTTAAGAGAAACGGGATCAACTGGGAGTATAACCATTTCGGAGAACTTACCGCTGATTTTTACAGCATAGGAGCCTTTGAAAAAGTTGGCTTTGAACACGTCGAAGGAAATGTTTATGAAATCTGTAGAGCATAGCCGAAACGCTCCAGATCGGAGCGTCAGCCGCGGGATGGTCTCCCGGCTCTGATGATGGCAGACCAGAAAGGGAATTTATGGAAAATTTAAGAATTGAAAACAATAAAATTTATACCACTACAGCAATTGGTAAAACAGACGTTTTTGAGATTGTCACAAAAATTCCGAAAGGATTTTTTGTCTGGAATATCGGCGAGAACATGGGAACGCATGAATATATTCCGCTGTGTCAGCTTTTGCACCCAGAAGACAGTAAATGCTTTAGCATTAACCCGAAAACGCTTAAAGCTATAAAGGTTTCGCCGGAAGAATGGGAAAAACTTGAAAAAGCCGGAAACTGGGGAATTGGAAATCTTAAGCAGGCAGAAAAAGCCTTGAAAAGCAAGCGCCGCGGCTACACGTCCGACAGAAAAAGAGCTGCCGCAGAACTCACAATTGAAATTTTTCGCAGAATTTGCAAATAGTCGAAACCGCCCGCGCGGCGGTCTGCAGGAACTGCCCCACCTGCACCGATGAGACAGGGCGCACAATGAAAGGATGGTTAAATTATGGGATTTATGGGAAACTTACAAACAAAAAAAGACGACGCAAAAAGCGCGTATATTAAAGCGCGGAACGAATGGGCGGAAACCAGAACCGCCGAAAACATCAAAGGTGATCCCGAAAAGTGGCGCGCCCTTTGCGATCGGAAAATGGACTGTATGCGCTTGGGTGTTATTTTTTGAAAAAGTGCAGAAATGCAATATGCCGGGGAAATTCCCCGGCTTGCTTTTGCCCGTATACCGCGGAATACAGCACGAAAAATGCGTGCAAAGATCAAATGCGCGCAAATATGCAAATCGTCATTATCTCACTAGGGTATTGTCTGGCGAGCTGCGCTTTTTTTGGTTTATACTTGTTGACGCAAAGCAGATGCATTGCGCGTTGACATTTTGGATGTATTGTGCATATAATGACTTATAGGCATGTGCGCGCCTGTATAGTTGCAATGTCATGTAGACGTTTGCTTTATTTGTTGTACTCATTTTGCGCATTTGTGCGGAGGTTTCCGCGTCTGCATTATTTCAGCGCTTCCAAGCGGACGACGGCACATAGCAAGATCAAGTACGACCAGATAAATCTTAAGGTAGGGGGGATCGAAAATTTTTCCGAAAGTTTTCCGAAGTAAAAAGCAAAGCTTTTGCGGCATAATCGCTTTTGTTTAGTTCATCTATCAACTTTTCCCTTGTCATTCCAGGGTTTGTCTTCTGCACATACATTAACAATTCATCTATTTTGTCCACTATGCCGCCCTCCAATCAATGTTTGCCATCAAATCATCCAGCAAATAAATCAAATCTGCCCCATACAGGCTTATCCAGTCCGCAAGATACTCTTCCTGTTCAATCGGCATATGAATGTTATAGGAAAAACAAAAACAATGGCAAAGCTCATGCGCTAGTATTTTGCGCAAATAACCATTTTTCGGTTTATCTGAAACATATATAGCCCTGTCGTTCCAATCTGTCACGGCAAGGCTGGTAGAGCTATCAGAGCGCATCAGTTTACTGCTTGCGCCGCGGACAAATTCTATTTTCCATTCAATACCATTTATCACAAACATATTTACCTCCAAAAAAAACCACCAGCCAAATATCAGCTAGTGGTTTCTAAATTCATGCTTATTTTACCTTTTATTCTTCAATAAGTAGGTAATTGATGTATCTTGTCGCCGTATCGTTGAGGTCTCTATTAAAATCAAGCAGATCAAGAGCGTATTCCTGTGGATATCCATAACTGGCGTAATATGCCCTTTCGATTGCACGTAAGTTGTGCAGATCCGATAATTCCACGAGAATCTTGTGATATAAAAATTTTCGAGTCCAACCAAACCGTTCCAGGATTATACTTAACTTCCAGTTGTTCTTTGAAAACCATGTTTCCGTTTCATGTTTCCATCGAATCTCCCAGTGCTCAAACGGGTCTTTCTCCGTAATTGCAGGCTGCGGTTTTTTCAGCGCTTGTTCCATGTCGTGAAATCGTTTCACATATCTAGCAGTAAAGACAATTCCCTTTTCCCCGTTAAATTTGTTTGCGAGGAACTCACAGCCCATGCGGGTTACTTTGTAGCATGGCATCTCCTTATTTTGTTCAGATAAGTATGTAGACGGTATAAAATAGTCGGTGACAACAATTTTGTTGTCTCCTAAAATTTGTATAATTCCTTTGATTTTTTTCGTTCCGTCCAGCTTTCTTAAAATCTGCCAGTGCGGCATTTCCATCATGTCCGCAATGTCGATAGTTGTCAGTGTCAGTTCTTCTTTGTTTTCTGAAATCTGAATATCGTTCATCAGCAAATCCCCCTCTCTTATACTTTCGGAACATAAGTTCCGTCCATAATGCCAATAGCAAGTTTCATGCCCTCTACGGCATAGAAGCGGTTATTATCAGTAGTACAGTCAATAAGAAGTTCAAGCAATTCATCATAAACGCTTTCGCTTACAATGCCCTTAAGTCTCTCCATGAGCGGTTCAAAAAATTCACGCCATTTCCCACCCTGTTCCTCATCTGCAATTTGGCTTGCGTATACTATTTCTAAAAATTTGTTCATTATCTTTCACTGCCTTTCTTTTCAAAAAATGTTTGATTCCTCCGAAAGAAAGTGATATGATTGATTTATCAATTCATTTCGGATTTGTGTCAGAGTAGTCAGTTACCTCCAAGTAATGCTTGACTACTCTTTTTCTTTTTCCAAAAGAAGATGAATTCCTCGTCTTATAGCTTCGCCTTTAGTAAGATTGTATTTTTTACAATACAATCTCAATTTTAATTCAGTTTCTTTATCAAGACGAATGCTGAACCTGTTTGACTTTGGGTTATCAACTTTTGGACGACCTGCTGGTGACATTGAATCACTTCCTTTCTTGTCACACCTTTATTATATTTATGTCACACCAAAAAGTCGATATCTTTTTTCAAAAAATTTCCCTCAAAAATCAACACCCATATTTTGGGAGCAGTACATTCAAATCCACAAATCACTAGCTGATATTCAGTTGTCAATGTTCAAACAAACAGGGGCATTTCTGCCCCTGCCATTACATTTTAGAAACAAGCGTTGACAGCTTGCTTTTTGTCATTGTGCGCTCTTCCGGGGTCATGTCGGAAATAAGCTCCGCCATATCCTCCGAAAGCTCTTTCATATATTTTTCAAGGTCATGCATCTTTGCGTCCTTGTCCTCCGGCGTATTGCCTTTGTGAAGCTCTTTACTTTCCATGTAGCTTCTGCGGCTCATGCCGCTTTTGCCCTCTCTGCGGTCGCGCATACCGCCATCTGCCGCAATTGTAGGCTCTGTGTAATACATTCGCCCATGTGGTCGATCAATGTCGCGGTCATGCTCCATATCGTGATACATTTCCGGTGTCATGTGCCAGTAAGGCGGCTCGTCATATCCTCTCCGCGTTCCTCTTCCCTTTGGCGCAAATCTGCCGTCTGCATACCGGTAACGGTCATAATACCGTCTGCCGTCTCCGTAACGCTCAAACATATCAAGAACCTGCTCTGGGTCTGATTCGTCCATTGATTTTGTAAGCGTCCGGTAATACATGGCTTCCGCAAGGTCTTTAAGCATGTCCGTGACTTTTCCCATCTCTTCTGTATCTACACATTCGATACCTTTTGCAAACTCACACTCTGCGCTTTCAGACAGTTTTTCAATCATTTCGTGCATTCTCTTAATATCCATAAAACCGCCCTCCTTACGCTTCCCGGACTGCAATTAAATTGCTGTTCTGAACTTCGATTGACTGCGTAGACGTATTCTGTACCGCTACCGTAACACAACAACCGCGAGGAACGTCCACATATGCCTGCGCCGAAACGTTAAAGAAGTTTTCAACTGCCGCCGGTGTAACAATCATTCGAGTTGACTGCAACGGTTCTCCGTCAATTGCAATAGCCAGTGAAATAGCTTCAACTGTGCCACCTGTAGGAATTTGAATGTTTCCGGAATAAGATACCAAAAATCTTGCCCGGCACTGATTTGTAAGTCCTCTTAATTTAACAATGCCGCTTCCCTGTCTATGAACAATGCATTTTGTTGCGCATACCGGAGTTTCTGTAA